AAACTATTGATGAAGCATCACCTTCTAAAACTATAGAGTCATTAATATTAACTCCAGAAGCACTTACAAAATCTTGAATCAAAAATGACAACTGTTCCGTTTCAAAATAAACAGTCATATTATTATAGTAGTCATCTGATTGTGAGAAAGTACCATCGACAGTTATCAGAGTAACATCCGCATTCGAATCATAATTATATGAACCTATCGTAGTTCCACTTTCAGATACATAACCACTACCACCACTGGATGGAGCTCCATAATTTCTCGATATTACTTCCAATTTACCTTTACCGTAATTTTTTGCATACTGTTGAACATTCCACTGTAAGTTCCCAGAAGAACAAACAGATCCACCAATTGGTTCAACTTCTAGAGTTTGAACTGGTATAAAATTATCAGTCATGAACTTGAAAGCGCTACTAGCTGAAACCGTATACATATATTTCCAGATATAACCGTCAGATGTTGTTGTGGGTACTGTACTGGTTCCTGTTGGTTTAACAGTGGACTCTATGTTATTATTAAATAAACACTTATAAACATTAAATTCATCAGTCATAACATAAAAAGGTTTGGGTGTTGAGTTGTTTATAATATCATAAACTAAAGTTGCATCCATGTCACTGTATTGTGTATATATTTTACCAGACTCCCAGTCAACTCTAGGTATTACATGGATAACATCATTAGGTTGTACCTTTTTAGCTGCAAACATGTTCCTCCATACCTCATATTCATTTTGAGTATGGTCTAAGGGTGTGGGTGGGTTCGAGTCACTAGTATTGTCATTAGCACCCGAATAAACATCGGTTGTCAACCACGGACTTACTTTACCTATAGTTGTATAGATATTAGTAAACTCCACTTCATTAAAACCCTCTTTAAAAGATTTTGCGTTATGTATTCTGAATTTATTTGTTAAAACACTAGACATTTTATCCTCACTAATGTATTTAGACACCTATTAAAACTCGTTTTATCGGTGAAACACTATCACCCTGTAAAACATCTTTTTCTGAACATGTATTCACCATCATCTTAACATCACTTACTATATTTGTAATTGTAAATAATTGGTCATCAATTGCAACGACATCGCCAACAACTAATAGTGTAAAATTTGTACCAACCCCATTTACAATATGACTATCTAAAGAGATGTCAACTGTACCTTGTAATACATCCCACTTATAAAAATCATTATTCTTTAGAGTTCCAGGCCTCAAGTTTTTATATTTTATTTTATATCTATAATTTTGATGTGTGTTTTCATTGTAAAGATAATCGCAAGCATAAGACCCATGATAGTAAACATTCGGGATTAGCCTTTTAGAATCACTCCCATCCACATCATCTTGCCTAGTTTGAAATTCTCTCATAGTTGTTGGTTCATCATAATTACCATCAACTATCATTAAATCATAAAGAAAATCAAAATCTCTAATTAAAACGTTAGAATATTTTCCGATATAATCCCACAAGACTATTTCAAGATTTGATTGAAAATCTTTTAAGGAAACTTTAACATCTTCTCTCTTTTCAATCGAATATTCACCAAACATCTCAGTTCCAGCTGGGTGAACCAACCTTTTTAACAAATCCTTAAACTTATAAACTTGTGAAGAAATTTTCAACAAGTAAGAATATGTTTGATAGTAAAAAGAATCTTGAATATATTTGGTATCTGAAACAAAACTGTTTCTATTTAAAAATCTACCACCATCATTAAAAATACAACCCAAATTGACTCGAATATTATTCGAACCACTTGAATTCAAATCTATATCGTAATAATCGGAACCTGTATATCTTATACCTCTATTGACAACTTTGACAAATTTTAACTTACCAATATCACCACCAACAAAACTAAAAGTTTCGTTAGTTATATCAGAATTACCTATTTTAACTATTTTAGGAAATTTTATATAATTTTTACCAACACAGTGAACTTTAACCTTGGTTATAGAACCATTAGAGTCGATTTCAGATACAGTAGCTGTTATAGGTCTTCTAGGTCCAACATTTCTAAAACACTCTTGATTATCAAATTCAAAAATATCACCAACACTATAACCAGAACCACCAGTAATAACATCAATTTCTGTTATATTACCAGAATGAACATCACAAACTCTTAATTCTATAAGAGCATTCAAATCAATATTTTGAATATTTTTTTGTTCTATCAATTGACCATTTCTATCAATAAAGAAAGGTTGTTCTAAATCAAAAATCTCTTCGGTGTCAAATATTTGAACATCTAAAGCTCCCTTGTGGACAGAACCTATCACTAAAGTGTTATCATCTTCCAAAAATATATTTTCACCATCTTGGAAATCACCAGATATTCCAAATTCATTTAAGACTATTTCAAAAACGTCATATCCACCTAACCTTGAACTAACAATAGATTCAACGTAGGCTTTAGTCCCAGAAATAGACCCTACAACCCTTTTAGAAACAATATCTGGGATTAAAGTTAAATTAGGGTTTAATAAAATAGACTTTGTTTTTAAGTATGTGTTATCGGAAGGTTTTAGAATATCATCTTTTGGATAATGTATTTGAACTTCTTGATTAAAAATAGTTCTAAAAAAATATTTAAAGGAATCCACTGTACCTTTTGATTGATAGAAATCTCTCGAATTCTTAACCAAGAATTTCTTAAATTCTGGAATATCAATATCAGTACTTTCGGATTCACTTGGAAAAGCTAAAGGGTATCCCTCAATGAACTCTTTCATAAAAAAATCAACATATTCATCAAGAGTTCTATCTATATCTTGTAAGTTCCATACATTTTTAGATGATAAGTTCACATTTTGAATATAAGAAACAACTTGAATTGTCCCAGCAAACCCATTAGAACCTTCAACAAAATGAACATCATCACCACTAACAAAACCTCTTGTTTGGGAATGTTTAGGATCATCGTCATATTCTTTTATGTAAAAAACATAATTACCATTTTCAAGTTCAAAAGAATTAATAACTTGAGCATAAACATACTTGACATTCTGATTTTGATTTATCTGTTTTGTAGCTTTAATTTTAACACTTTGAGAAAAATCCAAATTTAAATCACCATCAACCGAAACTTCTAATTTGGAAGTTTCCATCCATTCATAGTATTTTTCAACAAAAGTTATAAACTTAGGACCATCTTCCTGTAAAAAATTAGGAAGTTGACTTTCTATAAGTTCCGATAATTTATTATTTTTATATTCTATCGCCATCTTTTAAAATTTATTCTGTGTTAAAAATTGTTCAGATATATTATTCATATTAATATTTATAGTGTTCTCATCAATCATTATTATTTGATTTCTGAGAGGTGATAAGTCAAAGCTTTGTGGTGTTAGAATAACATCTATGTAACTTTCGCCACTTTCTATTTCTGTAGGACTGAAACCCGAAAGTTTAATCGAACCATTTATATAATCAATAGTTCCTATATTATTCTGGACTGCGATTTTAACGGTGCCAGAGTAACTATAAACACTTATGTTACCCTGAGTATCATCTTCTAGAAAAGAACCCACATATCCATTGTATGTGAATCTAGAACTCTCTAAGCTTCCCGGCTTAACTTCCGAATTAAAAATTGAGTCATATGATGATGAAATACCTAAAGTGACTTCAACTCTGTTTTTAATTTTTAAAGATGAAATGTTAGACTTTATAGAGTCTGAAGTGTCATCTATTTTAGCAATCAGTTTTGAGAATCTCAGATAAGAGTCAAACTTACCAAGATTTTCCTGATTGAAATTAGATATAGAAGATGAGACCAGACCTCTCAAATATTCCTGACCTTGAGGAACTTCTCTTAAATTATACTTAACATCAGTTGTTAAATCAACAAAAGTGAAAGTTGGTTCGACTATTGCAGCGTCTATTGTTACAACATTATACTGTTTAACAATATCATTCACTATATTCCGCTTAGCTGATTCTGTTAAAAAATATCCAGCTTTAGGTTTTAATGATATAAAAACTCTACCATAATAAACAGGGTCATTATCTTCACCACCCCAAACTTTAATACTCTCAACATTTTGATATTTTTTCTGTACTAAATATTTGTAGTCTAAAGCTGTAACAGACCTATTTTGCATCTCATAATATTTTGGTGATACAAATCTTATATCTTCTATTGATTCTTTATCACTACCACCAAATGACTTTGATGTGTTGGTTACATTTCCAAAAACCTCGTATCTAGAATTATCAATTGTTACTATATCTGAAAAAGAAAACCCTGTTCCAATATTATTAGCTATTGAACCAGAAGTTGTTAAATATTGAATTTTAACTTGAGAACTATCTTCAAGTTTTTTTCCTATCCTACCATTACCGAAATATATTTCATAATTACCAGACTCATTTTCATTTATCCAATAAACGTTATCTGAAGGCCCAACCTCAACAACATTTTCAGCTAAAGCTGCGACTGAGTATGTAGCTTGAGTGTCTTGAGGGTCTATATTAATACTAACAACCAAAGTATCTATGTCAACATTCTCATTTTCAATGATGAATCTTTGATCTGGATTTAGTTGAAAATCTATATCAAAATTTTGTTCAATCATGATACCTTGTTTTATTGTAAAAGTATCAGAGTATATTTTACCTCTATCACTATCACTACTTAAATTAGAAAGTATTCTACCTTCAGTGTTTTGAAAAATGTAAGTAACTCCATCCTTCGAAGCAGAAAAGTTTGAGAAAGCTGGTAAAGTTACTTGTGTTGGTTGTTTATCAATTACGGATTCAACAACATTTAAAGTAACTTCAACTTCAGATGCTTTTATTGAACTAGGTGTATACCCTATTGTTTTAGCTCTTGATACAACACTCTCTCTTAAAATAGCAGAATCTAAAAACATTTCATTTGCAATCATGTTTTGATAAATTGCGTTATAATGTGTATTAGCTGAAAGAATGTCAAGTAGGATTTGTAAACCACTACCATCGAAATCATAATCTTGGAATTCGTCTTGACTTCTTAAAAAATCTTTTAAATTTTCTTTTAAGATGTCAAAATCTAAATCTGTTACTTTAATATTTGCCATATATTCTCCGCTTATCTAACTCTAGAAATAACAATTTCTGTTGTAAGGGGTTCAAGAGTATTTATCATAGAAAAAATAATTTTTATTATGTATCTGTTTTCATCTGGTATTGGTTGTATAAGAACATCAATTAAATTTGCTCTAGGTTCATTTTCTGTTATAACATTAATTATTTCTTCACGAAGCATTTCAGCTCCATCATCAGTTATCAAATCAAACAATATTTTTCTAACTTTAGTTCCCTTGTTTTTTTGAAAAGGTACTTCAAAAAATTCTGTTAAAACTAATGTTTTAATTGATTGTTTTACTGAAATATCATCTTTAACTTTTATTATATCACCTGTAACAGGATTTGCTTCAAAAGACAAAGATATGTCACTGAATTCTCTTTTTTCACTCATAGGTTTACCCTTTCCGCAGGAAATATACTAAAGTATTATATATAATATAGTTATAT